GTTACTGTTCTTCTTGAAGGTGAAGAACCCTTCACAGCTGTTCACATAAAAGTTCCTGACAGGAATATTGTAATTTTAGCAGACGTAAACGAATTTAAAGAGGTGAAAGAATGAGTAAATACTGTGAAAACTGTTATAAGCTGCAAACCCGCTTAGAGGATATGCAAAAGCATTATAACAACGAATTACAGCGGGTTTTAACAAAGTTATGCAAAGTTAAAACGTATATTGAGGAAGCTGTAAATCCTGATAAAACCGTAACTATGTCACAAAGCCTTGATAGTTTGTACAAGGCATTGGAGGTAATAAATGAGTAAAAAAAAAATTGAAATAAATTTGACTTTTATTGAAATCGAAAGAATTTATAAACTTGTGCAGCAAAAAATAAAAAAGCATGACTACGGAGTCGCACCCTGCGTAAGCATTTTAATTGAGCCGTATGATGCAGAAGCTCAAACAGTAAAAGTTTGCAGCATCCACGATATTACAAAAGAGCTAATGCAATCAGAAGAAGAAGGCAGGAAGCCTAATATACTATCAGTGTATAAAGATGTAACGGATTTAGAGAAGCTGGAATATATATAAAATGAGCAAAAATTTAACACTGTTTCCGGTTGAAAGTTTTATAAAAAAACGGCGGGTACGTTATAAAGAGCCTACTTATAAAAAATTTTATTCCGTTTATCAATATGACCGCGAAAAGTTCCGGCATCTTTTAAATAAGAAGCTGCAAGGGACTGAGGGGTATAAAAACCTGTCGCAGGATGAGATACTATCCCAATGTTATATTAAAGAGGGCGGAATAATTAAGCGTGATAGTGACGAAGTGCATATTTTCCGCATTCAAACGCTCCACAAATTGTATCAGAAAATATTTTTCTTTATCGAAAATCCAAACTTGATGTTACAGTATACGGACGGGGATATTATAGACGGATTCAGAATGTGGAAAGAGGAACAGGAAGCAGAATTGCCAAATACAGAAATGTTATCAATCAAAGAAAGAGTTTTATTACACATTGAAGCTATAAGGAAATTGAAGGCGGATTTATAACATATTACAATGATTATAGAAAGGAAAAAGGTATGACCAGAGAACTATCCAAAAGGCTTAAAGACTTCTGTAAATACAAGGCTCAAGGGTATTCCACGCCGGAAGCTGCAGTTAAGGCGGGATATAGTGAAACTTATGCAGATACTCAAAGCCACAAATTGTTAGGCAATCCTAAGGTAGTTGAGCTCATCGAAAAATTAAAAGCCAAAGTTCAAAAAGTCGCAGAGGAAAAATTTTGCTACACCGTTGAGCAGTCGTTTAAAAACCTTAAAAGAATGCAGGAAATGGCACTAGAAACAGATGATAAAGGCAGGTATCAAAACTTGCAGGCTGCTATAAAAGCAGAGGAGCTTATGGGCAAAATGTACGGGTGTTATGAGGCTGATAACAGGCAGCGGGCTATAAATCATGAGCCGGTACGAATTGAGATATTAAAAGCGGACGGAGATAAATAATGAGTATTAAACGCATAATATTACATTGGACTGCCGGAGCGTATAATCCGAATACAACGGACTTTGAACATTACCATTATTTAGTAACGGGGGCGGGAGAGGTCAAAAAGGGCAATTATTCCCCTGAGGATAACCTTGATTGCACGGACGGCAAGTATGCAGCTCACACAGGCGGCGGCAATACGGGTTCAATCGGAATTGCGATGTGCGGAATGTTTAATTATTCCCCTTCAAAAGGTGTATCAAGTACAAAATACCCGCTGAAAGCCGTTCAGTGTGAACGGTTTTTTAAACTGATTGCAGAACTGGCAAAAAAATATAACATTCCGATAACAAAAGATGCCGTTATGACACATTACGAATTCGGGCAGGCACACCCGAAAACATCAAGTTTTGGTAAAACAGATATAACGATACTTCCTCCGTATGCAGTCCCTTCCTGCAGCGTGGGGGATTTTATTCGGCAAAAAGCAAAATGGTATTACAACCGATTACAATAAATTTCTTTAATCTTTTCATATTTAACTCGACAATTCCCGCAGCAATGCGGGTTTTTTTTTATTGCAAAGTTTTGCAAAAACATAATTTTACGACATCCGGATTAACCCTTCAGCTTCTTCCGGACTTCATAAAAGCACGGCGGAATCTCTTTCGAAGCGTTTTGTTTTGCAAAATCAAGATTACGGACTACTTCAAGTGTTGCGTTGTACATTGCTTCGGCATTCCTTTGTGCAGCCTTTTCAGAGTGTAAAATATTTTTTACATTTTCGCTTCCGGAATGTAAAATTTTATTGACATACGCATTGACGTTTTTTGCACCGTGATTTATTGCGTATTTTTTTAGGATTTTAAAATCTTCAACACTTACAGTTGGTTCTTTCTTTGTTTCTTTTATTTGTTCTAAATCATGAGCTTGCTTTTTGCAAGGTTTTTTACTGACATTGTGCAAGTTATCAACTTGCAAATTTTCAGGGCATTCAGGAACGATTTTAGACGTAAATTTATACCGGTTAGTATATTTACGCTCGGAAATTATTAACCCCTCTTTATGAAGTTCTGAAATCGCTCTAATTACACTAGCCTCTGAAATACCTAATTTATCTGCAATTGTGCGCTGCTTTGGAAACACTTCCTTGTGTTTCGGGTTGTAGCAGCTTGATAAATACATTAAAACCAGCTTTGTTGTCGGTTTTAAATTAAACTTGTTAAGATTTTGTAATAAATAAGTTGTTAATTCAAATTGTGTAAACCCATGCTCCGCATGCGTTTCAGATACTTTCAGATTTTTCATACGCTTTCCCCTCTCAATTTTTTGCAATACTAACTTGACCCCGCCGGAGAAAAGCGTTATAATAAATTTGCGAAAAGGTATATGTTTTATTAGTTTTATTATTGACTTTTGCTCCGGCAGAAATCTTTTTTATTATGTAAATTTTTGTGGCATGCCTTTGCCTGCCCTGTTGCATTCATGATAAGTGCATGCTATAAATACTGTCAAGAGGGTAATAAACCCCGTTAATAACGTGTATCAGGGTAATTAAAGAGTAATTGAAGGGTAAAAAGGGTATGGATTTAAAATTAAAAATGGCTGATTTTGCTTCTGCTATCGGGGTTTCACAAAAAACGGCGTACAAAATGCGAGACCGTGAAGAGATAATTACAGTAAATGAAAAGGTAAATAACCGGACAATTGAACTTGTGGTAATATCGGAAGAACAATTGAACAATTTAAAATCAATTTACCGTAAAGATGTTGTAAATATCAGTAATTGTAACAAACCCTTAACATCCAATGAACAACAAGAACCTGTTAATGATAATTCAATATCAATGTTATCAAGTGTTCAAGGTATAAATTTATTAGATAAATACATTAACCTTAATGAACGGTATCTTGAAGATATGAAACAGGTTAATGACGAGTTAATAAAAGCAAAGTCCAGAACATTGCTTTTGGAAGATAAAGCAGGACGGGAAGGTTATTATATCAATGAACTAAACGGATTAAAAAAGGAAAATAACGAGTTAGTGAAGTACATAAAGTGTTTAATAACAGGTTTAATAATACTGGTTTTAATATTTTCAATAACAATAATTACACTGCTTTTAACGCGAAATATACCTGATGATGCAGTGCAGCAGCCGGAACAAACCGCGCAGCAGCCGGAAAATAAACCCGCCCCAAAACCCCATAAGTAGGTTCTAAAATACATAACTATACCCTCGCCCCTTGCGCAAGCGAGCAGAGGGCGGACGGACAAGGCGGTGAGCCTTGCCGGGAGTCCCGTTTAATGCGAGCGCCGCAAGACTGCGGGAGGGGGAAGGGGGAGGGGTTAACTCTTATTTAATCGGGAAATAATATTCAGCCGGATAAGTCACCGCATCCAGCATGTGAAATAGAAACTTTTTATCAGGGTCTGCTTTTATTTCATTCAATGTCGGTTCTTCAGGTTCAGTTGTTCCTATTTTAAACATGCAGTTTTTAATGTTATATATTGCCCATTTGCATTTAGGGTCAAAATAAACCCTGTTTTCTCCGTAAATATCCTTTACAAGCTCATTGAATGCGTTATAGCGTACGATTTTGCGGGGGTTGCCTTTACGTATTCTTAACTGCACTTCACGGTGATAATACCGTTCTAATACTGTTTTTAACAGTTTAAAATTGGTAATATCAGGGTTTTTCTGTGCAACATTTTTAAAATCGCCTGATGCATCGCCGTTTAGTATAATTTCGCCCTTGTGGTCAGGAAACAGACGTATAACTTCGTTTGCACACATCTGAGTTGTAGTATTTTCCCACACAAGCTCATCAAAGTAAAACAATTTATTTTGTGTTTTGTGGAAGAACACCCAGCACATCGGGTCTACGTTAAAGTCGCAGGATATATGCAAATCCAAATCTTTTTGATAAAATATCGGGCGGATATTATCTTTTGAAAAGTTTTTAACGATTGCACGGTCTGACAGGTCAGGCGGGCTGTTGAGGTATATCATATTATACTCTTTAGGTTTGTTCTTTTTCATCAATTCCGCACGTGATAAAAACCTCTGCGATAACAGCCCGTAACGTTCAATTTCGGGGTAGTTTATCTCGATAAAATATGTACCTTCGGGGGATGTCATATCCTGATAATTTAAAAACAGGGCTTTTTCAACGGGTAAATCGTCTTTAATCCTGTTATAGCAAACAATTAAGACAGAACCCGCTTTCCTTAATGTCGGTAACAGGACGTCCCAAACGGCTTGCGAAACTGACTGAGCTTCGTCAACAAGGAAAAAGTCGGTTGATGATGCAATACCTTTTAAATTTTCGATTGCTGCAAGGTTTATTTCTTTCAAGCCTTTATAGAAAATATAAGAACCGTTTGTATTATGGATTTCGGTTTTTGTTACATCAAAGCCCCTGTTCGGAAAGTCCTGCTCAATTATCTCCTGGGCTTCCGCCATCAAAGAATTAGAAACAGTGTCCTTTGTTTCACGGAAAAAGCAGCATTTCTTTTTCGCTTGCAGCAAGGCAATCAGCACGCCTCTTATTGCGTGCTGTGTTTTGCCCGAACCTCTGCCCCCCGTTAGTGCTATAACGTCATATTTAGACCGGTTAAGCTCTAATAAAGGATAATATCTTTCGTAAAATTGCATCTATATTTCAAGCGTAGCAGGTTGAAAATCGGGCTTAAAAGAAGGATTAATCGGAGATTAAGCTATTTGTTCCGCCGTAAAGTATAGGCATTAACCATCCCGGAACAGGTTGTCCGAGTGAATTATAAATAGACTGTAAGCTTTGATTACGGTTTATCCCTCTGCCTGCTCGTAAGCCAAGTATTGCAAGTCCTTTTTGCAAGTCCTGTGCACCTAAGAAGTTCCTTCCGGTTGTTAGACTGTTCGTCATATTTTGAGCTGCGTTTACATCGTCAATATCGTTTAAAAAGCCCCCGTATCCGTTATCTTGCAATATCTGTTCCAAATCCTGCACATTCCGGTTTGTATTGCCTTTAGTTATTGTGTTGTTATAATTTTTTAATTGTTGTGCGGCACTATCGATATTTTCGCCATTTTTCAAAACCCGGTTTAATCCCTCGTTTTTTTGGAAACCTCTTAGACGTGCGTAGGCTTCATTAGCTGCTTTTAATTCGGGCGATAATTCACTCAATCTCTGATTAAATTTGCCGTATAATCTTTCCAGTATCGGATTTTTATAATTTCTTGCAGTCTCATCAGACCAATTTATGGATTTTCCGATTTGCTGTTTCATCTTATTTACATCAACAGGTGAAATTGTTGTTATGTATGTATTATCAGGATTTAAAGCTCTTTCTGTAACATCAGGCTCTCCGTATATGTCTTTATTCCAAATAACTTCGCCCTGTTCATTTCTCGGGATATATTGTTCATCCCACGGCATACGGGAAGTTTCGTTAAATCCCTGCCTGTTATATATTTTTGATAAATATGTATCGTAATTAGACAAATGTTTCCCGCCTGCTGATTTCGCAGCCATTACCATTGAAGTACCCGCTTGCGGGATTTGTCCGTTACTGAATACTGATACAACTTCCCCGTCAGGCGTTATCGCAAAGCCGTAAGCCCCGTTTTCACCCCTAAATAACCGCATATTTGCGTATTCTTCCGGTGTATGCAAGTCAACTTGTGCGTACTGTGCAGGATTGGCTTCTTTTAATTTCTTTAAATCATTATAAAAAACATTAGGATTTACATCTGTTGAAAACTTTAATTTAGGCAAACCTAAGGCATCAAAATATTGTGCTGTTTCAGGTTTTACCACCAAGCTTCCTCTGCTTCCAAAGGTGTAAGCCCCCATTTGTCCACCAGTTCCTGCTCCGAAGTCGGACAATGCTCTAACATAATTCTGTTGATATATTCCTGACGAGCCAGATAATTGCGGGTTTCCTCGCTCTGCTTCTCCAATTTCTTCCAATCTATTTCGGGCTTCATTTTGCAATCCTTTCTGTTCATATTTTAACAGGTTTTGATTATTTTGTCCAGAGTTTATTAAATTATCTAAATCACTCTGCTGACCACGCCCGCTTTCGACTAAATCATATAAATCCTGTTCTAAGTTACCTGTGGAATTTCGGGCAGGGTTTACCCTCACCCCTTGATAAGAGTTAAAAATATCATTTATATCCCCTCTTAAATCCCGTGCAGGTATTCTGTCCCCAAGATAACCTAATTTTTTCGCCTCTGTATTTACATCCGCACCTCTTTTATTTAGTAAATTATTATAAGCCGCCCTCACCCGTTCTGTTGTGTTCATCAATAGGTTTTGTGCGGTATCTTCATTTAAATCTAATGCCCTGCTGTTCGGTTTAATTGCCTGTTGGATAGTTTTGGGGGTTAATCCTGTAAATTTACTGGTTAACCATTCCGCTGCTGTTCCTATGGGTTTTGTTCCTGCTTTTATCGCAGCACCGCCTAATGGTATAGTTGCGCCCAGTATTGTTCCAATTACACCCCCTTTACCTGCTCCTGATAAATCGCCTTTATCAGCAAGGCTGTTAAGACCGCCGATTAAGCCGCCCTGATAACCTGCTGTTAATGCGGAGTTACCCACCCTTGCGGCTAATCCTGCACCTTCAAAAGATTTTATCTCCGGCAGAGCTAAATATGGTGCGGTTTCCCCGATAAATGCTCCGGCTTTTTCCCATCCGCCCTGCGGTTTTTCGATTCCGTTTATTTTGTCAAAGTCAATCGGAGCTTGTCCTCTGCTTTCCCGAAAATCATTTATCTTATTTTCTGCCCAGTTTCCCCCTAAAACTTTTTGGGCTTTATTTACGGTGTTTTTCCACCCTTTCCACGCTCCAGACCATATACCCAGCGGGGTTTTTGTTACCGTGTCGGTATAACTTTGACTTAGCATATCATCAATCGCTTTTGCAGGGTTTTCTTTTATTGCCTGTTCCGCATTGTTCCAGTCGAAACTTACCCCGCCCTCAAGTGGTTTTACCTGATTGCCTTCGGGGTCAAAATTGCCGGAGCTTTTCCATTCGTTTATCCGGCTGTCCATTTTTGCCTGAATATCATCATCTGACATGCCCTGTTGTCTGTAATGTTCAACTGTGGCACCGACTTGTTCTTTTGAAAAGCCGTTTTGCTCAAAAAGTTTAGTATCTTCCGGGGAAATATTTATAGTCATTAAAATGCCCACCCTTCATTGTTTGACTGGTTATTACTCATTTGTAAATTAGTATTGTATCTTGCTTTTTGAATTGCCAATAAATCATATATTGCGTTCATTTTCGCTTGTTTTTGGTCGTAGCTGTCTGTCCATTTTGGCAAAGAGTTTTCTATGCGTTTAATATCCTGGTCGGATAAAACACCTTTTTCCCCGCCTAAATCACGGGCTATCTTATTAAATAAAAGCGTTCTTTGTGAATTAAACTGTGCCTGCTGTTTTCCTTGCAGCCCTGTCCATTCCGCCAAATTGCCTAATGTATTTGTATTTAATTTACCCGGAAGGGATTTAAAGGTTTTACTAAAATTATTCAATTGCTGTTCAATAGCTGCTATATCACCCATTTTCCCAAGCGTAGTTTTATCCTGAGTGTTTTTTGCTTGCATCTGCTTTCTTTTGAGGTCCAATGATTGCTGGTTATAATAATTGTCGCTGTTGAGTTTTGAATAATCCAAACCAAGCTGGGCATTTTTAAATGCTCTATCTTCTTTATCCTTTTGTTTTTGATAAGCCAGCTGGTCTTTGCGTAATTGCTGTGTTAATTCGTTTTGTTTAATTTGGTTATCCAAATACATGCGTTTATACATAGCATTATCCCGTATCTGCTGAGAATTGATTTGATTTTTATAAATATCATCTGTCATATAACCGCGTAAACCGTTAATGCTTGTTGCGACCTCATCAAGTGCGGCTTGCTGTTCTTCAGGTGTTAATTTTGCAAAATCAGGGTTTGCCTTTAAAATATCCTGCTGAGTTCTTATTAAATCATTTCTGTACATTCTGTCTCTGGTTCTATTCTGTTGGTTTAATGCTCCGGCTTGTCCGCCGTAGGCCAGTGCTTCAAGCCCTGAGCCGCCTGTTGCACCTACTAAGCCCGCTGTTATTAAACCTCTGCCAAGCGGGCTCTCTGCTATTCTTGCAAGAGAGCCTAACCCCTCGCCGATTTTGTATGCCAAACCCTTTGGTCTGCCGTCTGCTAAGGTGTTCTGTCCGTAATTATCTATACTAAAACCGTTATCCCTGTTCTCCCTGAACCCCTGTCCGATATCGTTCATCAGCCCGCCTGTTCTCGGGTTTTCGCTCACTGTCATCTTTAATGTGCCGTCTGCTGTTTGCTCCGTGCTGTCTGTCGGTTTTGCCTGCTGTCCTACAAGCCGCTCATATAAGGACAAGTTTCCTGATGGTTGGTTTTTATACCCCATATTGTACATAATCTTATCCCATTTGCTCATACCTGCTGTCGGGTTTTCCCGAGCGGCTTTTTGTTCATTCTCAATATATTGTTGTGTAGCAAGTTTATCTTCTTCCGGGGTATCAAGCTGCACTAAAGGTAATTTTTGGGTATTATCGTTAGCAGAGGGGGTATTTGATGATGTCTGCTGCGTGTCCGCCTTTGGCTGCAGCGGGGCGAATGTTATTTCATCATCCTTATTCCCAGTCAGTGCGTTGTACAATGCGCTGTTCTTTACTTTGTTTGCTGTTCCTTTGATGTAATCAAGCCATGTTGTCATTTTTTGTTGTTCCTTATGTTGTGTGTAGGATTAGTGAATCCGGTCTACTTTTATGCTATTCCTTTTAATATAGAACTGCCGCCGCTTAATGCCGTCCCTGTTCCGCCTGTGGCTGCCGCTAATCCGGTAGATAACGCCGTATTCCCCAGTGAACCTGCCACATTTGCGAGAGTACTCCATAAGCCGGAATTGCTGCTTGCGTTTGTCTTTTGTGCCTCTAAATCTTTTCCGGCATTAGTCAAATTGAAGTTATTGAGGTTGTTTGTATTGGTCTGCGAACCGCTGTTTACACCCGTTATATAGTTATACAAAGCATTTGATGTATTGAGCAGGCTGGATAAGTTATTAGCCTGTCTATTATAGTAACTATCATATAAGTCTGTTGTATTATCCGCCAGAGTATCAGCAAACGAATTTGTTGCAGCTTGCAGACCGCTAGACCTCATTAAGCCCCTGTCTGCCAGTGATGATAATACCGAGGTGTCATAATTCTGTTTTGCAGTCTTATTCAACTGATTTTGGTATGCCTGAAAATTAGCGTCATTTGAATAGTCGTTGGATAACATATTTTGCAGCGTTGTATTAATACTATTGCCTGTGGTATTCATAGTGTTTGTCATCCAGGATGACGGATTATAAGTCGTTCCGCTTTTATCCGTTGTTGAACTCCCGAAAAGTCCGCCCGTGTCGTAACTTGTTGAAGCGTATTCAGGTGCGTTATACTTGACTGATTTCTTTTTTCCCATTTTGTAACCTCACGTAAGTTTCTTTATTCAGTTTCACAAACCCTGCTTTTTTGAGTACCAGTGCAGCTTCTTTTTTCTCTGTGTAACTGTACACCGGCTCATCAAAAGCATTGCATACACTAATAATAGCATTTATGTTATCGGGCATATTTCCCCTTACGCTTGCACCCGATAATGTTAATTGTCCGTCTTCTATTTGAATTGTAATGTAGCCCCTCAGCTTGCCCGTTATTTCATCGTAAAAACAAAATAGGTTAGGATTACCCACCAAGAAATTAAAGTCGTACTGGCGTGGCATAGGGCGGCTCTCGTAAAGTTTTTTAAATTCTTCAAGGTTTCGGAT